ATCCATTCTGAGTACCCTGTCCGGCTTCCACTCAGGAAAGTAACTACTCCCAACAGGAAGATCCAGAAGTTCTGCTGCATCCTCATCCAGCCATGCAGGTATCTTAACAACCTCCCATGGAATAGTCTCATAGTCTGACATATTCTCCTGCTGTTTCAGCAGCCAACCGCAGAGATCATCATAGTGATACCGTGTATTTATTATGACAATGGCACCATCAGGCATGATACGAGTTCTGAGTCCGGCAGGATACCATTCTTTGATGAACCTTCTACCGGCACTGGAGATCGCATCTTCCTCTGACATGGCATCATCAAGTATTGCTACATGGGCACCTCGACCTGCAATCTGTGAGCGGACACCGGCAGCATAGTATGTACCATTATGGTTTGTTTTCCACTTACCAGCAGCCCTGACATCACTTCTGAGGGAGACACCCCTGAATACCTTCTGATATTCTTCGGTATTTACTATGTCTCGGACTGACCTGCCAAAGTCACTGGCAAGTTGATCACTGTGGGAGATGCTAAGGATCTCATGTTCAGGGTTTCTGCCCAGATACCATGCAGGGAACAACTTGGAACAGACAACAGACTTGCTGGAACGGGGAGGAAGAAAGACCATCAGTCTTTTTATTTGACCATCCTGTACCTGCTGAAGCTTATCAGAGATAACTTTTATATGATTACCCATCCTGAAGTCAGGAACAATTGAGGGTGCCACCAGTCGGACAAAAGAAAGGAAGTCATCATGACATTGACCATCAACTTGTTGTTTTAACAATATCTCAAGGTTGACATATTGTTCTATATAGTTACTATTAAGATTCTCCATAGTACCATTATACACTATAATATGAATATCTACAATAGATATATTAATAATATACTAATAATATATTAGTAAAATATAATAATATATACTAATACACTTTAAAGTATCTCTATAGTATATTATACACTACATTATTAATATCTACAATAGGTATATTAATAAAATAACTAAGAAGTACCGAACTGTGGTATTTATGCAACACTATGGGTACCCTTTTTATTTTATATTTTACCCCTGTTATTTTGTTCACTTTGGTCCCCCTTAGATATATATAGTTCTCCCGTGCGTGGCCGGAATTTTTTTCCCCACCCCCATAGCATACTATCCGGTCAGTCAGTATTGTGGGGAATATCGATACCTTGGAATGATTCCAGTGTGCATCTAAGTCTAGTTGCGAATGAGAATCACTTGCATTCCCCCACTGGTCTAGTTGCGGATGATTCTCAATTGCATTCCCCCGTGTTAAATCGTCGCACATGTGCCTCTTGTGCATTATTCCCTTGACTGTGCTATATATACCACACCTATGCTGCACTGCACATGATGACATCTCGCACCTGCGAAGGGCTTAGGAAGTGGAATATCATCATCCCAATTATGCCTTATATTTCAACGGCTTACAGATAGGTCCGATTGTGGACTACTTTGTGCACCGCACACCTGTCATCATTGCCCAAAATAACCCTTATATATCAACGGGTTATGGATAGGTGTTTACAGCCCTATCTTGATTTGGTACTATCGGCCTCGACCACTTTTCCAATTGCGAATCGTTCGCAACTAGATAAATCAGATTTGCACTGCAAATCGCAACATGGAGACGAAAATGTCAGATACAGCACTCAGGAACATTCTTGAAGCCTATGCGAAACTGTCGGATGCTGAGGCATCTGGAAAGAGTGCCAGCAATGGCACAAAAGCCGCCACGCAGGAGTTCTACGAAATTGCCATTGAACATGCCGACCGCAGCACTTCCACGGTTTCCGGCATTCTGGAAGAAATTGCGGATGACTTGGGGCTGAAAGTAAGAGTGGAAATTTGCACTCCCGAGGGACAGCGTATTTTGAAAAACGGGAAGCCCATGACAACGACTGTCGGGAGTGTCGATGCGCCGTCAAAGTTTAAGCAAATTAGGGCTGCCGTTCGCAGACTGGAAAAATCAGCGCCGGAAATGATCACTCCCAACTGGACAGAAACCCACAAAGCATATCGGGAGTTGCTGGACAGCGAGCAAACCGACAGCGACAAAATCCACAAACTTGTGAAATCTCTTATTAAGAAGTTTCCCAGCATCGCCATGCTACGCCTTGCCGCAGAATTGATCACGGCGCATTGCGATAAATCGGAATTGCATGACGATGCGGAGAAAGCCGCCGCAGCCTGATACGATTTGCACTGCAAATCAGAATCGAGAACGTCGGGGATTGATTTCCCCGGCGCTTTCGCTTGTCCGAAATTTGGAGTATGGATTACGATTTGCAGTGCAAATTGTATATCGCCAAAAACGGTCATACACTGCTCGGGCCACTGCTTGGGCGACTGCTAGAAAAACTGGAGTATCCATGTCAAAGCTAGAATTTCATCACGGCAAAGTTCTGCATGATAAAGTTATTATCGGGCAGATATATAAAACCGACACAGGCTGGCACGTCTCTGATGTGCGCCCAGTGTCTGCTGGCCGTGCATACTGCTATGACAGCCATGGCGCTGCCCTGTATCACTTCCTATCGTTTGCAAGCTGGAGTAACTATTCTAAGCATGGAAGCGTCAGCAGCCGCAGCAACAGGGTAGTGCGGAAAAATCCAGAGAAGCGCCAGCGTTTTGCCTTAACCTGATTTCCACTGGAAATTGTGATCAAGGATAATAAAATGAATATTCGTTATATTGTTCGAAACAATAAAAAAATATTCTGCAAAGACAACAAACCGATGTTCTTTTATACCATAGCCGATGCTGAAAAGTTTGTAAGATTAGAGATGCTTCAGCGTACGGCCAGCATCGAAGCCGTAATACCAAGAGGATAAAATAAAATGAATATTAAAAAGATGATCCAATTGCGTGAGATTATTAATAACCCGCCAATCGACACGGGTTTCTCTGCTATTCCTGTTATTATTAACCCAAACATGGCCGATGCCTTTCTCGATCATGGTTCGACTAAGGTCGAAGTGTTGGAGAAGTTGAGGCAACGTCTGCATGAAATCCTGAATGACACGAATATGAATGCAGAGCCTTTGTTCTCTGAGAAAGAACAGATATTCTCTGCAATTGTTAGAATTGAAAGGTAAATAAAATGTCCGAATTAACACGGGAAGAATGGGCTAAACGTCGCACGAAAGATTACGATTATCACGTTGATAAATGTGAGGCTCATAACCTGCCGCCAATGGATTGGCAAACCTACAAACATTGGTTCGACAGTAGGGATACGGCTGAAGTAAACCATCAACGGGTTGAAGAACTATTGTTCAAACATAACTTACGCAACATGTAAAGGTAAATAAAATGTGCAACAATACTATGGAAGTCTACGTCCCCCATGGATGGGACTATAAGGAAGTAACTGTAAAATGTGGCAATACAAACACGCAGGGCGGTACGTATCAATGCCCATCCTGCGAAGAGGAAGGGCCGCCATGGTGGATGTGTCCGCATGGCAAGGACGTATCGGAGCGAGGATGCGACCGCTGCGAGATGGAATCTTAGGAGAAATAAAATGGAACACAACGAAAATTTAAACGAAAATTTACAGGTAAAAGCTTATCGTATTGCGTATGACGAGGCTTTTCAGAGTGCCAAAAATTCTTACAACTTTGAACAGAAAGAGGCTTGGGTAGCAGAAGCTGTTAAGTATGCTAAATTAATTGAGGAAGTGCAGGTAAATGGACAATAATTTTATTAAGCATGAAGTAATTGCCGATATGGAGCATCTTTTAGAATGTGTAGGGGAAAAGTACGCTGTGCTGGACGCACTGGACAGAGACACTACGTCGTCAGGATCGTATGATTTAGTAGATCAATTAACTACAATACGAAAGTACATTGAAGAACTAAGGCAAGCACTTGATAGGGCTGGAAGAATTGTTCCTTACAAAGAGGATAAATAATGTATCATATTACAATGAAATCAAAGAACGCAAAGGTGGGCAAGATGGCAGTCACTACCAGCACTGCGACAACATGTCCCACTTCGTGTCCCTTCAAATCGAATGGCTGCTACGCAGATAGTGGACCGTTGAAACTACATTGGGATAAAGTCACCAGAGAAGAACGTGGCGACGATTGGTCTACGTTCATTAGCAAGATCAAAAACATGCCAGAGGGTAGCAAGTGGCGTCACAATCAAGCTGGCGACTTGCCCGGCGACATGGTAAATCTTGATCATGATAAATGCATAGAGTTAGCCAGAGCTAATGATAATAAACGTGGGTTTACCTATACACACTATGATGTTCTCAGTAGTTGGGACAACAGGGTTACCGTTAACATGATGAACCATCTGGGCTTCACTGTTAATGTGTCTGCCAACAATCTTGACCATGCGGATCAGCTATGCGATATGGACATAGCTCCTGTTGCAACTGTGTTGCCGATTGAATGGGAACGTAAAAATAAAAAAGAGAAGGGCGAAACAGTATGGCTAGAAGCATTAGAAGATTATCGTAAAAGGATTACTGATCTACACACACCTAAAGGTAAAAAGGTGGCAGTATGTCCTGCTACTTACAAAGATGACGTATCATGTGCGTCATGTATGTTATGTGAGAAGTGGGATCGTAATGTGATCGTGGGCTTTCCAGCCCATGGCACAAGTAAGAAGAAAGCGTCAGTAGTAGCTAGTAACTAATCAAC